CACTCAGGGAAGACAACCGGGGCATCATTCTCTGTTTTGTCGTTTGACTGATTTTTGTTGGCGGATTCCTGTCGGTCGTCGGAGCAACCTATATATATATGGTTGCTCCGACGACCGACAAACATCTTTCCGCGGCGCGAAGGTAAAACCGTTCTTGTCGGCACAGCAATCAGAAAGGATAGCCTATGGCGAAGTGATAGCCGAGTGAACGTCCGAACTTAGGCATGTTGTAATAACCTCTGCGGCCTGTGTCGTAAGGCGCATGGATGCCAATGCCGAGGTCGAAACGTATGACGAGGAAGCCCAAATCGTAGCGCAAGCCCAAACCCGTGCCGAGTGCTATCTGCTCACCGAATGTCTTGATGTTGAACTGACCGCCCTGCTGACTCTCGCTCTCCCGCAGAAGCCAGACATTACCTGCATCGATGAAAGCCGCACCCTGCAACTGTCCGACGATGGGGAAGCGGTACTCTATGTTGGCTTCCAGCTTGAGGTCGCCCATCTGGTCAACGTAGGAGTACTGCGACGAGACAGGATGATAGGCTCCAGGGCCGATGGTGCGCATACCGAAAGCACGGATGCTATTGGCTCCACCGACGGAGAAGAGTTCGCTGTAGGGTGCAGACCTCGCATTGCCATAACTATAGACGATGCCACCAAAGGCACGCATGGCCAGAAGGCTGCGCTTCGTGAGGGGGACATGACGTGTGTATTGCACGGTGGTCTTGACGAACTGCGCATAAGGCACACCCAGCAACCGCTTGCCCTCCTTATTGTAGGAATCTCCGCATATCGCATAGATGCTTGAGACAAGAGCCGATGCTTCCTTGAACGACACAGTCAGCGAGGAAGGAGACTTCGGCGTGCCTGCCCACGAGAAGGTATATGACATGCTGGGCACGAACTGGTCGCGCATGGAGACATAGAGTGCGGGGTTGGCTGCCACAATGGAGTCGAAACGTGATGTGCTGTGCAGCAACTGGTCGTAAGTGATGGTCAGAGGCGAGAACTCATGCTTGATGCGCTGCTTGCGTTGCAGCGTATAGTTGACGCCCGCACTCCAGGACACACGCCCGAAGAAGCCTGCACGGTTCATCCAACGTGCCTGTAGGTCGATTGCCGTGGAGGACACAAACTTGCGGCCAAGCTTACGCCCCATGTTGAAGAAGCGGAAGCGCGGGAAGGACACCGAGCCGCTGAGTCCGTACTCGTAGGAGTTGAGCAGGGAGCTCTTGGTCTCGACATTGGCACCCGTCTGCCATTCATACGAACCCCACACCTTGAGCGTCAGCGTCTCAGCACCTCGGAAAGCATTACGTTTAGAGAAAGAGAAGCTGGCTCCAGGGCCTACCTGTCCACCCGTTTTTGTCGTGATATTTCCTTGAAACTCGGCATCGTAAGGCTTGTCCAGCGTTGCGTTAATCACAACGTCGAGCGTATCATTAAATGAAAAGAGTGAAGAAACAGGGGCACTGTTATTGGCGGCAGCATATTCTGCATTCTTAATTCTTGATTCTTCATTCCCTCGTGGTACATAGTTGATGCGCAGGGACGAGAAGACATTCATGGAGGCAAGCCCGTCCTGCATCAGTTCGCCTAAGGACTGCCGATAGAGGTCACCTCGGCGGAAGAGCATAGAACGCCACACGGCACGGGGACGCAACAGGGCCTTACGGCTCACCTTCAGGGGAGATACACCTGGTTCCCTTGCTGGAAGGGGACGGCTGTAGCCGAAGAAATAGCCCCCACGAAGCGTAAGGCTATCCACAATCTGACGGTCTCCGTACTTATAGATGTTCATGCGCATGTTGCCAATATGGAAAGGCCGCATGGCTTCGCTTGGAGCTGTGAGGGCAGGCAGGACTTGCAGCTTCACCTTCATGGGCGTCTGAAGCGTATCGGCACGGAAGGCTATGTGCTCATTCCTTTGGTAGTAGTAGCCCTCCTCACGCAAGGCACCGACAATACGTGTCCGCTCTGCTTCGAGACTGACCACGCTGAAGGGGTCGCCACGATGCAGCTCAGAGGGCTGCGGGCTGCGGCGAATGATGCTGTCTGCCTGCGGCGGGAAGTTCACATAGGAAATGCTGTCCAAATGATAAAGCGGCCCTGGCTGGATATGATACTGCACCTTCTCCTTAAGCGAGTCACGTCGGTCAGGGATGATGTCGTAGGATGTCTGTGCACGGAAGTAGCCACGGCTGCGTAAAGTGTTCTTGGCAACAGTAGAGCGCAAACGCGGATTGACATTGCTCATCAACACAGGCGAGGCTGCAAAATGGTTGAACATCCAACGGCCAAAGCTACGCTTGCTGCCAGCAAAGCGGTTATAGATAAGCAACTTGATGGGGAACGGATGCGTAATAAAGCTGCTGCCCATGAATGCACCGTTAGGAGCATAGGAGAGCACAGCCTCCACCTCCTCCTTCGTAGATTCATACGCCTCCTGGTCCTTTTGTGAAGCGCGGCGGATGCTGTCACGCACAGCCTTCTCGTCCACCTCCTCCTTCTGCTTCATGGCAGAAGCATCACCGCTGAGCAGTCCCTCTACCGTTGAATAAGCATCGGCAAAGGCTGTGATGACACCTGTCTCTCCGTCCTTTGCTGAACGGGAAGGTGCTTTATCATAATCAATGCCCTTGATGCCACGATAAAGCGTCTCGCCCTCAGGCAAATGCTTTGTAAGCGAACAAGCCGAAGCAAGCAGGCAAAGCAGAAGAATTGTTATGTGTTGGCACTTATTCATATAGGACTTATTAGGCTATGGGGCAGACGGTGTCTTCTTGAAGATGAAGAGTTCGCCGAGCTTGTCTGCTTTCTTGCGAAGCACAATGCCGCCGCCCATCTTAGTAACCTGACCTTCGAGCAGGGACTCATAGTTGCGGTCGTAGAAGAGGTTGACGTAACGTGTGGCACTCTTGTCAAGACGATACTCTATAGAGATGTTGTCGATGATGGTCTCACCTGTATTGACTGCATCGCGACCTGTGCTGACCTTTCCGCCCACAATGACACTGATGCGGTTGCCCCAGAAGCGTTTGGCAAAGCTGAAACTATAGTCGGTGGTCGTGGAGCCTGTCTCGGATGTGCCGCTTGCAATGCCGAAGTTGACATCGACGGTGCTGAGAGCCTTGCCTGCAATCTCATTGATGGCACTCTGGAGGTAGGCATTGAGGGTGTTGGCATAATTGTAACCACCATTCGTCTCTGCATCGTCCGTGACATACATACCTGTAACAAGCATCGTGACTGCCACACGTCCGCGTTCCTCGGCTGTCATGGCACTTAACTGGTTCTGCACGGTCAGGTCTTCTGGAGCCTGAAGGGTGAACTCCAAGCCCATGTCATCAAGTGACCTGCTCAAAGCCAAGCCGACATCAAACGAGACGTTACGTGGTACGCTGTTCTCTGTGACAGTTGAGCGGACACGCTCGCTGGCATTGATGCTGAGACGAGGATTCATCATATTACCCTGGAACTCTACATAGCTGCCCTGCTCAATGTGGAAGTCGTTAAGCGGAATAGCCATCAGGGAGTAGCGCATAACACCTTTGTTGATGGTATAGCGTCCCCAGAGCTGCATGTCGTTCTGGAGGTCGTATGTCAACGTCACCTCTCCCCCACCCTGAAGGTCGATGTAGTCGTTGCCATTGTCACTCAGGAAGCAGTGTATCTGTGCTGTCTCGACGATGTTCACGTTCATCTGGATGTCGATGCTCTGGCGCACCACCTCAACAGGCTCTGCTGCGATGGTGTCGGTGAAGTCGCAGAAGGTGACAATGTCCGAAAGCTGGTCATCGACGGTAATGGGTGTGTCGGTGAGGACGCAGCTGACATCGGTACTGCCCAGCACATCAAGCTTTCCTCGCATCTTGAGGTCGGAGAGCGTTCCCCAAAGGCGTCCGCCTACATTAACGAATATCTTGCCATAAGCCAGCGAGCCTTGTTTCTTCGGCGAATTGATAAGCTGATAGTTGTTGGCATTCACATTCAGGTTGAGCTGCACGCGCTCAAGGTCACTAAAGTCTATCTTTCCGTCGAGCACAAGCGGCGTCTTGCCTGCTGCGTATGCCTCGACACGATTGAGATTCAGGCGACTGTCCTCAACGGTGATGGTGTGGTCAGGTATTTGCAGGTTCACATTATAGCTGTCAGCCTTGATGTTCAAAGAGTCGGTACGCAACTCTCCGTTCAGGACAGGATTGTCGGTATATCCATTCACAGAAAAGTCTCCCCAAGCATAGCCGCTCATGGACAGCGGGCCGTCGGGCATAAAGGCATTGAGGAAGGCAAAAGGCACGTGCTGGTAGGTTGCCGTACCATCCATCCATCCCTTTCCATTCGCTTCACGATACTTGCCATTCAGGAGAAGTATCTCCTCGCCATCCTTCGTGATAATGCCATCCACATAATGCGAGGCATCGGTATTGGGGAAGTAGGCAGCGTTCATGCCGATGTTGCCAAGAAGGACACCATTGTATGCCATGTTCTGGATGAGCATGTCAGCAGAGACGGTCAAGGTGCTGTCAGCCTGCATATAATGGAAGTCGCCTTGCAGGAAGCCGCTGATGTCTGGCATGAAAGGAAGCGCTTGCGACGGCTCGCCTACATTGAAGCGGTTGACACTGAGCGAGACGTCTTGCTGTGCCTCCTCATTGGGTGTGGTGTAAAGCTTCACACCCGTACCATCATCGGCAAGAAGGTCAACCAAGGCATCAATATGTCCGTTGCGTGAGAGTGCAATGAAGTTGTCGGCATTGAGTGTGAAGTGACGGTAGGCAATAATGGGATTGAGTGGTGTAATGTGGGCACGCATACCGTCGGCCAACAAATCGACTGCCAACCCGAAATCGACACTCTTCTTCCCCTTGGCATCGATGAAGAACAAACCGGCTTGAGCTCCTTTTGCGGTCAAAGCAGCATGAAGCTGCGACTGGAATGTCACCACACGGTTCTTTGGTCCGTTGGCTACACGGGCATCGAGGGAGACACCGTTCTTCCCTCGCTGGATGAGCCACTGGATACTATCTATCAGGATAGCTCCCGTATTGAGAGCGTGCATGTAGCCATTGCCACCCAAACCCTCGGCAGGTGAAGAAACAAGGTGGAAGGAGAGGTCACGGAAAGTATAGCCCACCACATGGCGAAGCATGTTGCCAATGGGATTCTTCTGACCGCAATCAAGCTCCACCTTAAGATGAGGAAGCAAAGTGCGCAAGGTGTCCTGCTGAATGTTGAAGCTGTCCATCTGGCATTGCAGCTCGCGACTGAAGTTATCATATCGTGCCAGCAAGGAGTCAAGCCCTTGGTCGGAAGACACTGAGAGATTAAGGTCACCCGCGTTTGCATTCATCTTAATGAACTCGGGTGTGAGGTTGGCACCCACGGTGAGGTCAAGGGGATGGAACACACTGTCGGGGGTTGTCAGTTCCACTGCCTCAATGCGGGCTGCAAGACTGTGCGTCTGCTGGAAATCAGAAGCTCCGTCCATGTGCATCACCATGCTCGCACTAATCGGTTTCTCTGCCAAGCGAAGCGCATAGAGGTCAATATGGCTCATGTCCATGTTGAAGGCGGCAGCCTTAACCTTTCGGTTAGTAATGGTGGCATCAATGCAACTTTGCAGGCAGAGCAGGTCGTTGCGGCTACTCATCTCGAACATCGCTTCGCCTTTCTCCAACTGGCAGTCAGCACTGATGCTATCCAGGTTCCAAGAGCCGTACTCCAAATGACCGATAGATGCCCTTGCACTTAGTTGGGCATAAGGGCTAAGCAAGTCGGTGCCACGTCCGTGAAGCTTGGCGTTGGCAGTCAGGAGGTAGAGAGAATCGTGGGGCAGGAAGTCATGAAGCTGTAGGTCGGTGATGCGTGCATCAGCTTGATACGCCATCGTGTTCATGTCCAAGTTGCCTGTCAGGTGTGCCCGTCCCTTGTCCTCTAAAAGCAGGACATCCGCAAAGACGCGTGAGGCTTGTCGCAATCGGGTGTCGGCATGGAGCACCATCTTGGGGAAGCGTATGTCTCTGAGGTCGAGGAAGCGGTTGAGGAAGCTGAGGTTCATTGTGGTGATGTCCCACTTCAAGTCAGCCCCAAGAGCAGTGCTGTCCGTTAAGTTCAAGAGCGAACCCGTGACACGTGCATCAATGACAGTGGGCATCGTCACGGTACAAGTTTGCAAGGCAAGGCTGTCCATATTGCCCGCTGCCAGAAGGTCGATGTTCAACGGTTGGGAAGGATAACAAGAGGCAAGTCCGTCGGGCAAATAAGCCGACAAGGAAAGGACGTCCTCATGACCTAAGGATGCCTGAAGCGCTCCCTTTAAGTCCCCTTGTAACATAGGACCGCCTTTCCAGTCAAGGTGGACATTGCTCTTCGCAAAGCTGTGTGGCGTCTGTAGGTAGAGTTTGGCAATTGCCAAGTGGGTAGAGTCAAAGGAGAACTTGTCCAGCTCTAATTGCAGATTGCTGAAAGCGAGTTGGTTATAGCACAGGCTATCGACAGCAAGCTTGAAGTTGCCTATGCGGTAAGCTCCCTCGCTAAGAGAGATGTCACCTGCATCAAGGCTTGCCTCGCGGATGGCAGCAAAGAGCATTAAGTCAGGAGGTTCATTGTGAATGGTGAACTTTGAATTACGAATGCTGACCTTGCTGATGTCTATCTGCCAATCAACAGGCGAACTCTCTGTGGTGTCCTCTTCTGCTGACTCACGAAGCAGGATGTCGAGCTCGCAACCATCTAAGCAGGCACTTGTGACATTAACCTTCTGCTGGCGCAGGTCAATATCGTCGGCCACAATCCTAAGGTTACCCAAACTGCCGTCCATGCAGAGCGTCTCTATCAGTTCTGTCGTGTGGATGCTACCTTCTGAAAGCTCGATAGCTTCCACTCCGATGCGCCACTGGAACAGATGCGTAAGGTCGAGGTCAATGAGCGCACTCTCCACATCGATGACATCAGTAGGAGGCTGTGCCACATGCAGTTGTCCGAGCCTTAAGTCAAGAGGAAAGGCAAGATGTATGCTGCCGATAGACACCTCCAGCCCTGTCTCCTCTTCGAGATAAGCCGTAAGCCTGTTCACTGCCCACCTTTGCACAGGTGGCAGGTAGAGGCTGGCTGCAAGCATCACAAGAAGCAATACCACAGCCAAAAGTGTCCTAACAATTATCTTCAGCGCACGCTTCATGCCCTTTTATTTTTTCACCTTTTCACTTTTTCAATTCTTCACCTTTTCACCCTTTCAACTCTTCACCTTTTCACCCTTTCACCTTTTCAACTTTTCACCCTTTCACCTTTCCCTTCGTTATTTCCTGCCAAAGCCGCTCTGACGGCACAGGTGCCTCGATGGTGAGAGGAACGTGTGTCACAGGGTGCTCTAACGTCAAGCGCCAGGCATGGAGGCTGATGCTGCCGTCGGGATTGCTGCGGGGAGCACCATACTTCAGGTCGCCCTTGATGGGACAGCCTATCTTGGCAAGCTGGCAACGTATCTGATGATGACGGCCAGTATGTAGCTCTATCTCAAGCAAGAAGTAGCGTTCACCTTGTGCCAGAAGACGATAATCCAGCACAGCCTTCTTGCTGTTTGGCACCTCGCGGTCATAGGCTCTCGCCGTGTTCTGCTTTTCGTTTCGCGTCAGCCAATGGGTGAGCGTACCTTCTGCCTGAGGTGGTTTGTTGGCTACGATGGCAAGGTAAGTCTTCCTGACGGCCTCATGCTCTGCAAACATCTTGTTGAGCCGTGGCAAAGCCTTGCTGGTCTTAGCAAAGAGCACGACACCGCTCACGGGACGATCCAACCTGTGAACCACTCCGAGGAAGACGTTGCCAGGCTTCTGGTACTTCTCCTTCAGATAGTCCTTCACCAAATCTGACAAAGGGACATCGCCGGTCTTGTCTCCCTGCACGATGTCCCCTGCTTTCTTAGCAACGGCTATCAGATGATTGTCCTCGTAGAGAATCTTCATAACTTCGGAGTGTGGTGTAAATCAGTTAGTTATAAGGAGTCTCGAAATTCTCCGACAACAAATCGGCTCGTGAACGCCTGCACATAAGTACCAGCTCGCGCAATTTGTCGGGGTCGTCGAGGACTTCATCAATGATGCTTTCCCTGTAGTGGGGACACTCCAGAACTCCGCAGCTTTCGGCATAGCTATAGACCTTGTGGAAGAGCTTGCCGCGCTCGTGTCTGTCACGAGGCATGACATCCGGCAGGCACACCATGAGACGGCATCCCCACCCTTCCACGGAAGAGGACAGGCGGCAATGGCCTTCGCACCATCCCTTGCAACATTCCTTGACAAGCGGCTTCATACCTTACTGTACTTGGGAGTGAACGGAATGACTATACAGCGTCGCGTCTCTCTTCTTTAATGGGCATAGCGAGTTTGGCTTCCCGTAGCTGAAGCTCATACTCCTTGCGCAGCAGCTCGACTTCCTTCTCATGAAGTTCGCGCTCCTTCTGTGCCAGTCGCTCCGACTTCTCCAAAAGCTCATTCTGGAGAGCCATTGACTTGGCAAGCGTGTTCTGCATGTCGAAGTCAAGGGGATTTGGAATGAGGTCGGCGGGAACATTGGAAGAGAGGACTGCCCCATCGCCAGTGTAAAGGAACTCCTTACGGATTTGGGGAAAGGCAGCAATAATCATGTTGACGACACCAGGATTGAACTTCTTGGTACGTCCGCGCTGCAAGTCATAGATACGCTGGTATGCTATGCCAGTTGCTTTAGAGAACGCGGGGGCGTTCATTTCGAGGGTTTCGAGAACGGCTGCAATGATAACCTTTGCATCGACATTGTTCTCTGCTCTTTCGCTTTCTTTCATTTCCTTATATATTATATAATGTGAATAACCTATCTGTAAGCGGCCCGTCACGGGTGGCTGAAACTTTTTTGCATTTTCTTGTAAAAAAGATAAGGAAAAGTTTGTGTATTTGATAAGATTTCCGTACCTTTGCAACAAGAAATAACAATAACGACGACAAAGTTAAGGCTTTTCTCGTTCCTATGCAAATTTGATATATACCTAAAAATAACAAATTGACAATGACATATTATCATTTGTTTTAGTGTTAGGCAAAGCCCCCTCTGGGGGTATTGTGCAACTTAAATTTGAAGTCAATGACAGAAGTAAGAAAGAAACCAATCTCTGGAGAGCTTCGCAATCTGAATGTGGGTGGCGTAGTAGTGTTCCCGATGGAGCAGCGCAGCTCCGTAATGTCTGTTATAAGCAGACTGCGCCGTGACTTGATTCGTGAACGCTGGAACTGCACGATTGAAGAGGTCAAGAGCAAGTACGAGATTGTTGTGACAAGGGTAAGCTGATGAAGGAATTGAGCGACATGGAGCAACAGGTGGCAGAGCAGTATTGCCACGGCTTCACAGACAAGGAAATTGCCGCCGTGATGGATAAGCCAATCTGGACGGTAAGAACCCACAAAAAGCACATCTACAAGAAGCTGTCTATAGCTACGACACACGAACTGGTGTTGTATATGGTGGCAAAATTCGTAGGCCGGAAGTGGGATGCAAAGGAGGTGAAGCGCAAGGGCCTGGCTGCACTACTGCTTTCGCTTATGCTGTTCAATGTAATCACAGTGGAGAGAAAAGAATATCGTCGCGGACGGCGCGTGAGAATAGAATGTACAGAACGAAGGAAAGCAGATGGAGAAGAGCTTTAGCATAGATGTGATGGCACAGAAATACTGTTCCATTCTGGAGCGTATGCAGGGGATGACTTTCTCTTGGGCGGTTGCCGTTCACCTTGTGGGTGGAAAGAAACGTCTTGAGAGGCTAATGATAGAGGGCAAGATATGCTACGACAAACCATTTGGCGCACCCAACACGAAGTATCAGTTTGATGCCAGTGACGTTCTAAGCCACGTTAAACCGATGAAAAAATTATGATTTTTTAACACATGAAAATTGCCAAAAACATGGTATTGCCAAGAATTTACGGCAGGAAATCGTGAAAATAACGACTTTTCATTGTCAAATATCCAACAGGAAAAGAGATTATCAATTATACAATTTCATTATCATTTTAACAAGTTAAAATTATGGGTTTAATCAAGAAAAGAAACGAGTTGGACGTGAATGTTCGACTGAAAATGCTGATTTACGGTCAGCCTGGTATGGGTAAGACAACGCTTGCCCTTAGTGCTCCGAAGCCTCTGCTCCTTGATGCAGACGGTGGTATTAACCGTGTCGATTACGACTTCATCAAAGACACGGTGCAGGTAGAAAAGTATGAGGACGTTCTTGACCTGCTGAACAACGAGGACTTGTCAGACTATGAGACCATCGTGGTAGATACTGGAGGCAAGTTGCTTGACCTCATGGCAGACTATATCATCAAGCAGTACCCGAAAATGGCAAAGCGCAACGGCTCTCTTACTTTGGAAGGATTCGGCCAGCGTAAGCGTGAGTTCAGTGCATTGCTGAAGCTCATCGACACCAAGAAGAAGAACGTGGTGTTTGTTGCACATCGCCAGACAGAGAAGAACGGAGAGGCCACACGCTATGTTCCCCTGTTCGGTGGCTCCAACTACGACAGCCTTGCCACAGAGCTTGACCTTATCGGCTATCTGGTTGCTGATGACAAGAAGCGCACCATTACTTTCGACCCGACATCGGAGAATGAGGGCAAGAACACCTGTAACATGCCGTCGGTTGTTGAGCTTCCGAATCTGAAGGACGCGAAAGGCCACGTCTGCAAGGAGAACAACTTCCTTGAAGTGTCGGTGTTCAAGGCATACCGCGACCGCCTCATTGAGCGTTCGGCAGAGGGAGAGAGCTACAAGAAGCTCATCGACCAGATTTATTTAGACATTGATGTCATTGACACCGTGGAGGCAGCAAACAACTTCAAGGACAATGTTGCCACTGGCTATGACCACATTGGAAACTCGCTTGCTATGGCACGACAGAGATTCATGGACCGTGTAGCGAAGCTGGGCTATATATATAATAAGGAAAAGAAAGTCTATGAAGAACCAGAACAGCCAGCAGCAGAGTGACGTAAGGTTTCGCTTCTACGCAACGCTTCTGGATGCTTTTCAGAACTATCTCGACACGGACGAATTGTGGGAGAAATTTTGGGGTAAGTCAGAAGACCCCAAATTCTCCTACGATGAGTATGCGGACAAGCAGTTTGTTGAGCTGATAAACCGCATCAACCGTGTGCCATTCACCAATGATGCAGTCGAGAAGGGAACGGCGTTCAACAACATTGTTGACATGTTCCTTGACGGCAAGGTTGATGACGGCCTGCATGTTCTTCAGATTGACGAGGAAAAGAATGCAGTTACCATATCGGACAGGGAGATAGTTGTGGACGAAAAGGGGAATCAGACCGAGCAGCTAATCAATGCTCGGTCATTCCTCCTGTCCGTTGCGAGGGAATTTGCTGGCTACTATGAAGGTTCGCTCAAGCAGTTCTTTACGCACGGAATAATAGACACCTGCTTTGGTGATGTGGAGCTGTATGGATTCATCGATTATCTTCTGCCGTTCAGTGTTCACGACATGAAGACGACGAAATCCTATTCGGCTGGCTCCTACAAGAATCACTGGCAGCACATCGTCTATCCGTTCACGCTTCAGCAGAGCGGCATCCAAGTAAGCCAGTTTGAGTATAACGTGACGAACTTCAAAGAGACGTTTACAGAGCTGTATATGTTCAAGCCGGAAAGGGACATACCCAGGCTTCGTGACATGTGTGAACGCTTTATAGAGTTCCTTCTCAACAACAGACATCTGATTACAGACGAGAAAATCTTTAATTACAGGAATATATGTCAGACAGTAAGTTAGTCGGCTCTATCAATTTAGCCAAACTTGACAGTGTTGGCGTGATGAACATCAAGAGCCAGAAAACAGGCGTAGTGAAGAAATGTGTTGTCATCCCCATTGAGGAAAACGACATCTACATCAAGGTCGAGGAAAAGACAACGCAGGGCGGCGAAAAGTACATAAGCCGTCTGTATAATCTGGGTATTGAAATCCTCGAAAAGAGAGAAACAGACCAGTGGGGAAACACTTGTTACGTCAAGGTTGCCACGAGCAAGGAGTGGATAGACAAACACACTCAGCAGGAGTTGGAAGCCAGGAACAAGATGTATCTTGGCAATCTGAAGCCAGTGGCAATTCCAAGCAGCAATCAAGCATCCACCATGGAGGCACCATTTACGGAGTCAGAAGAAGGTGACGAACTGCCGTTCTAATGGGGAAGAGGATTAGACTTGACAAAAGCACACTCGGAGGGACACGCCTCAGTGCTTCGCTCGTCGATACGATAGAAGAGTTGCCAAACGGCAAGTATGACATCTTCATCGAAAAAGTCGGGTATATAAGAAGCCTGTCGCAAAACCGTCTGTTCTGGATGTGGATGGCCCAACTGGAATACTGGTCGGGGACACCTCGCAAGGTGTGGCACGACCATTACGTTTCCCTGTTTGTGCCGCCTACGAAACATGGAACGAGTGACCTAAGCACAGAGGCCATGAGACACCTTATGAACCAGATACATGCAGACGCTTTGGTAGAATGGGGCGTGAACCTGCCATTACCAGATGACAGCGATTTATTCTACGAGTTTGTAGAAGAGTTTAAGTTCAAATAGTTATTCACTAAATCAATTAAAATCATGCGAACAAAATCATCTAATTGGTTCCAAACCAAAATTCGTTACGAGAAGGTCATGGAAGATGGCCTGATGAAGAAAGTCACAGAGCTTTATGTGGTGGACGCTTTGAGCCATACGGAGGCCGAGAAACGTATCACGGAAGAAATGTCCTCTTACATCAGTGGGGATTTCGATGTCAAGGGGATTGTGCCTGCATCCTATCGGGAGATATTCTTCTCCGACGATTTGAATGCAGACCGTTTCTTCAAGGCAAAGCTCCAGTTCATCACGATTGACGAGAACACGGCGAAGGAAAAGAAAACCAATGTGTACTACCTGGTTCAAGCCACGGACATTCACGATGCCATTAAGAACATCGATGAAGTTATGCGCGGAACACTTGGTGACTTTACCATTGCCAGCGTAGCAGAGACACAGATTCTCGACGTGTACGAGTACAAGAACGGTGAAGTTGTTGACGGCAAAATGAAAGCAGCAGGTGAGTAATTTTGTATTGCGCCCCTACCAACAGGCAGCGAGTGATGCTGCGGTTAGGTTCTTCCGTTCAAAGACGAAGGACAATGGGCTTATCATTGCACCGACAGGCGCAGGAAAGTCTATCCTAATCGCAGACATCGCCCGCCAGCTTGACTGTAAAGTAATGGTGCTTCAGCCGTCGAAGGAATTGCTTGAGCAGAACTACGAAAAGCTTGCAAACTACGGGATTGAAGCTTCTATCTACTCTGCCTCGCTCAAATCAAAGGAGGTGGGGCAGATTACTTTTGCCACTATCGGAAGCGTTGCAAACCACATGGAGCTTTTCGATGACTTTGCAGCCGTGATTGTGGATGAGTGTCATGCAATCAATTCCGTAGCTGGCCGTTACAAGGACTTCCTCGAAAAAGTCCCAAGAAAGGTTCTCGGACTGACGGCCACCCCCTACAGGCTCTATACATCGCAAGGGATAGAGGTCAAGGGAGAGTACATGCCAAACGGTTCCTACAAGGAGGAAGATTTCTTTGACGAGAACGGTTTTCCAAAGGCCGGAGTACTGTTGGCAAACAGGTGTATTCTGAAATTCCTCACTCGGACAAGGCCAAGGGTATTCAAGAAGGTAATCTACGAAATAGGAATAGAGACATTGCTAAAGCAGGGCTATCTTTCCTATATCCGATATTTTCCACTGGATGTTATCGATGCAAGCCGTGTCAGCAGGAACTCCACAGGCAGGGACTATGACGAGCGCAGTTTGTTCGCAGAGTACGAGCGTGTATCGCTGAACGAGCAGCTTGCAGATATAGTCCGGCGGCTGATGAGTCCGAAAGACGGAAAGCCGCGCAAGGGTATTCTTGTGTTCACTCGCTTCATTGCAGAGAGTGAAGCCTTGTGCCGTTCCGTTCCTGGCTGCGCTATTCTGACAGGAGAGACAAAGCCGAAGGAGCGAAAGCGAATCATAACGGACTTCAAGGCAGGAAGGATAAAGGCACTGGCGAATGTCGGTGTGCTTACTACAGGCTTCGATTATCCAGAGCTTGACACAATCGTAATGGCGTGTCCCACAATGTCTTTGGCAAAGTGGTATCAGTGTGTGGGAAGATGTATTCGTCCGTTTGAAGGGAAGGATGCTTGGGTAGTGGATTTGGGCGGTAACGTGGAGAGGTTCGGGAAGGTTGAGAATCTGCGGTTTTCACAACCGAAGCCAGGAGAGTACATCATAAACGGCTGGATAAAAAACGAGTGGAAGCAACTCACTAATACGTATTTCTGATGACGAAAGTTTCAAGGTCAACATATAACAAGCGCCTGCTTGAAGCAATCATTGCAGGGAAGGACGCTTCAAGCGTTCCTGCATGGGTGATGAAGGAGAACGGACAGACGGAGAGCCAGATACAACAGGACTGTCTAAAATGGTTCGCTTTGCAGTACCCTTTGCTTTGGCAGGAAGGTATGCTTTTCCATATTCCGAACGAGGGAATAAGGCTCGGGAAGATGGGTGCAAGGGTAAAGAGAGAGGGAGTAGTAAGGGGAGTCGCGGACTTGTGTCTGTGTATTTCTCGCGGTGGATATAATGCGCTCTATATTGAAATGAAGAAGCCGGGCAGCTACCAGCGGCCAGAGCAGAAGGAGTGGCAGAGAAACACAGAGAAGCACGGAAACCGTTATGTGGTATGCAAGTCACTTGACGACTTTCAAAGGGAGATAACATCATACATAAGTAGTAAACCATGAATGATGGCTGGCTAAAGCTATACAGGAAAATAACCGAATGGGAGTGGTACAATCATTCTCAAATGGTGCATCTGTTTTTGCACCTTGTCATCAAGGCATCATCGACTGACAAGGTTTGGCAAGGCATTAAGGTTTGTCGTGGTCAAGCAATTGTGAGCAGGCCCAAACTGTGTGCAGAAACAGGTATTTCGGAGAGGTCAATAAGGACATGTTTGCAAAGGCTCGTTTCTTCTGGTGAAATTCAGATAAAAACGACCAGCAAATACAGTATAATAACTATTTGTAAATATGGAGATTATCAGCCGATAGAGCAACAAGGCGACCAGCAGGGCGACCAGCCAAACGACCAACAGAGTGACCTGCAAAACGGCCACATCTATAGAAGTAAAGAAGAAAAGAATATTATTCCTGTATCTGCTAACGCAGACACAGGTTCTACCACGCGCACGCGCAAGGGCGATGACAAAAAAAAGGGGAAAAGCGAAACTCCAGAACAGCCACATGAACCAGGAGCCAACAGGAAACTGAAAAGCGGAAAGGATGTCTCTCTCGCGACGAGAGCCCAAGAGGTGTTTATGGCATACTACGAGAAGGAATATGGTGAAGTATATGCTTGGAGGGCAAAAGACATGACAGCCATTAAGGATGTCCTTTCAAAAATAACATACAGCAGAAAGCACAAGAATCCGCCGCAGCCAATAGATGACGATAGTGTGCTGTCTGCTTTTACATTTTTCATTCAGCAGATTCAGAAGTCTTGGATAAGGGATAATTTCTCTATCACCAAGATAAACAGCCAGTATAACGAAATCATTGCAGAAATTAAGAATAGTAGAAATGGAACAGGAAAACAGTTTAACACGCAGGAACAAGCCAGAGCAGACATCCTTGCTAATCAAAGAGCAGCTATCATCGATGATATTGCAAAGGCAGACGAACTCTACTATAAAGGAAAGTGAAGCAGCTGTAGCGTTGCGTAATCAATACTCACCGTCGCAAATAACTGGAAAGTTCCCGACAGGTCTGCAGACGATGATAATGGCAGCTTGCCCAACTGTGGACTGCTGCGAGAAAGTTCCGTCGCCTATGCTTGGAACTATGGCCCAGGCATATCCTGTATTTTGTGACAAAGAGGGGCGAACAATAGACATAACTACTACATGGATGAAAGCCCATGTCACAGAGGTAAGTGCATTTGCAAACGTAAAGGGGAAGATGAGTGACTGGCAGTTGGAAAATCTTTGTCAGCAGATATTGGTTGACTACCCAACGCTTACCATGGTGGAGTTCATTCTGTTTTGTGCGAGGCTCCGTTCTGGGCTATATGAGGACTTCTATGGAAGTATTGACCCCATGCGCATTATGAAGTCGTTTAGGAAGTTCATCGATGACAAGAACCGCGACCACTTCAGAAAGGACGAAAGGGAGCGGCAGGAACGCAGGGAGCGTGAATATGAGGAAAGAGAGAAGAATGCCGTCACTTGGGAGCAATACTGCAAGATGAATGGCATTGAAGGCCGTCCGACGATATTCGACAGGCCGGAATCGGAGAAAAAGGAAAATGAGAAGCCAAAATACAAAGAGCCGATAGAGACGATACTGGAAACCGCCCACTGGATATTGAGTAAGAAGGATGAAGAGTATTTTGTGGTGTATGTCAATACCTTCAAGCGGAAATACGACTGTACTCCAGAGGAATTTATAGAGGAAAACGAGGCGAAAAAAACTTGAAAAATCTTTGAAATTTGATAAACTTTTTGCTCTAAAAATTTGCATATTTGATAATTTTGCCGTACCTTTGTAGTAGCAAATAAGATAAGTATTAACATTCAAAACAAAGGAAACAATGAACGCTAAGTATGCTTTATTAGAGTGTCTTTCACTCGACGAAATGTTATCAAACATGGCTCTTTTGAAGGGCTGCAAGGTTATTGTTGATTTAGACCGCTTTGGTGGTAACATCTATAACATGAGAGTCTATGGCGAAATGCCTCAGTCATGGGATTGGGTAGAAGAGGATGACGGATTATGGGAAGGTGATGAGAGCTATGAGGAAATGAAGTCCACATGGGGAAATACATACGGTGCAAAATAAATGCAGCAGCTATTTGTAGAACCATAAAAATCAGTCATCATGTCAATAAACGAAATTAAGTGTCGGGGTAATGTCTATTACATGCACCTCGATGAGAAAGGAAACGAGCGCCATGCTAATGTAATGACACTCTCCGGCCATGATTGCACAGGAGAACCATACATGAGAGCACACGCAGGGAAGTTCCCTAACTTGAATTACGTCATTCCTTTTGGTGAAGCTTATGATTTCCTTTGCAGGTGGTGGGGAAGCAGCATGTCTGAGAGACTAAGAAAAGGCGAGAACATGACACTGGCCTACATAAAGGACAACCGCCAAAAACGTGTGGAGCTGGTAACTGGAGATTCGATATACGAGATTGCTTATGACATCAACTATAAGGCAGGCAAGTATTACACAAAGGACGGAACTATCCGCTTCAAATTCGTGTTCACGAAGGTATGACAGGCAAATAAGAACACTGCCAGAAACAAGAAAAAAGACATGCAAATAAGATAGAGTGACATTCAAAACTTACGGACTATGAAATACTTGGAATTTGACGATTACAACAGGGCTTACGTGTCCGAAGAAGAGTTTATGGAGTATCTTCAGCAGACAGCCCAAGAAGGTGATTATACAAAGGAGCGTAACGGCGTTGTGTATTACTATAATAGTGCTGGGTGCATCCTTGCTGAGTATCACAGGGAAAAACAATACGGAGAAACATTTTAAGGTAACGGCCACCTAACCACTGGCCACTAATTCAATTATATCATGGAATTATTCAAAAAACTATCCGAAGTGATGGCTACTGATAGTACACTCGCTATCACGGTTGCCAAGAAAGAAAACGGTCTTACAGTAAGCGTACTGCCTGGTAATGACCTCGTGAAAGATGCGGCCAAGAACAAGATGGTTCCAATCTGTCTGTCTGGAACAGCAGAGGAAATGGACGAGGGCTTCCTCGGGGCAGTTCTCCAGCCAGTACAGAAAGCCAACGGCCTCCTGTCGAGCATAAAGGACTTTGAGAACGCACAGGAAGAAGCCAAGAAAGCTTCTGCAATGGAGCAGAAAGCCAAAGAAGAGCAGAAGAAGGTGAACGTAGAGTTTGCTTGCTGGCTGGCTCTGGCAGAGAAGAACTATGGCGAAGACAAGTTCAAGGACACGCTTACCTGTCTCGAATCAGCAGAGAAGATTGCCGCAAAGGTCAATGGCGGCATGGCTAAGGTCGATGCCATGAAGCAAAAGACTATGGAAGCCCTCGGTGAAGGTACGATGTTCGGTGCTGCAACAGAAGATAAGAGCGACGGCAAGAACGTCAAGCTTTCCAAGGCCAGCAAGGCAGCAGCAGCGAAGACAGAGACAGCACCAGAAGCCGACGAAGAAGAGAGCGGTGACGAAGAATAATAACCCTATAAAGATATAAGACTATGGCACTACATGTTCAGAACTACAAGAGAGTTTTCAAGCACAACAACCGCGAGTTGTCAGACCCGAACCCAGACATGTCACCTGAAGAGGTGATGAACTTCTACAGCAACCAGTTCCCAGAGCTTACCACAAGTAATGTTCACGGACCGAAAATAGAAGGTGACAAAGCCGTCTATGAGTTCAAGACTACAGTAGGAACGAAGGGATGAAGAAGCTCGAAAGCAAAAAGGAGTTATGGCAGTTTCATCAGAGAATAGGTCAAGCACTTGCTCACGAGGGAAGAACCGAGGACAAGAAAAGCATACTACCAGAAAAAGGGTGTGCGCTGATTTTCTGACCACTCATTTTGAGGGCCTGCCAGCCTACAATCTCCCGACCGTCACTGCCAGATGTGGGGAAATAGACTTGCCTACGCTTGAAAGCCAGGCGAAGAACTTTCTCCACATCTACGGCAAGGACGTGGATTTTGAACACAGCGGGAACATCTGTAAGGACCTGCTTGCATTAACAAACATGCTAAAGGAGAATCTGCCAGAAGTGGAAGGCATCGAACTGGTCGCTGCTGAAACCGATGACGGAGAGAAGCACCAAGAGTTTATTGCATACGAGAGTGTGACGGAAGAGGACTTCCGACCTTTGACATTGTTCTTCCTGCCTGTCAAGATAGTAGATGAAGTGGATGAGAAGCTTCGTGACATCTTGATAGACTTCTTTACATTCCTTGACAGAAATTCGCCTTTCCTCCCACCGAAAGCAAGCTTTGACATGCGTTATATACTCGGAATTTCAGAAGATGACGATGACCAGCTTAACGAAGAGGTTGTGGAAGATTGGAGCGATGAATACAAAAAGCTTGCAGAACGATATGTAAACGGCGACATCAATGCAGTTTTCGAGGAAATGGATGTAAGGCGCAGGAATGTAGTCGATAGCAGATTCATACAGCATCTGAATGAGAAAATCGAGCAATACAAGAAGTCGGGTAAAGCATACTATTTCACGCCAAACGGAGAACAAAAGACAGTAGAAGGATTGTTCAAGGTCATCAGCGAAGGAATATCACTCGGACTGGAGGATAACATCTTCAACTACGAGCTACGTTCCTTGCGTTTCGGATTGGGTGACGAGACCTTCTATGAGTATGTGGAAACGGACGAAATGTTAGACTTTGACCGCCAGTTCATGTTTTGCTGGGGCTTGGCAGAAGAAGATGATGTAGTCGATAGGTGCATAGACATGTTCAATTCCGATGCAGGAAACTTCAACGAAACGGTGTTGCTCAAGACGGCAAGGATAGCCAAATGTGAAAAGGAAGTGAAGTTTGGGGACTATCCCAAACGGTGGTATCAATGGTTTATTGATTTATTGAATTATCTTTATGAGTAAGGTATTACAATATCTTTCGGACGTATATCAGCCTTATGCGGCAATCATAGCATACAAGGCAGATTCAGAAAGCTACAGGGACGTAGGCTACTATCTGGAGAAGCGCGATATACGAAATGGGAAAATGGGTGCAGGAAAGCCTTTGACACAGAAAATGCTTGCAAGCCTAATCCATAGCATACAGACATCAACGGCTCAACTTGACATGGGGCTATACGGTGCAATGCCCAATAACGTGCTTTACGTCGATACGCGCATAGACCGTGACCGTTTCGTGTGGTATCATGGGCCAGAGGAACGGAACGTGTACTTCACAGAAAGCTTGAATATCCCGAACGGAGTAATGAAGGTGCCAGGCTTAATTTATGTCGTTGAAGGCAACAGACTAAGCATGTATGCTTTCAAGGGCAAGAAACCGTCTGATAAGCTCTACCATTCTCCATTCATGAACACGTCGGAAAGCGTGTGTCTCGGAAATGCAAAAGTAAAGATGCCAGAGGAAAGGACATTTGAGAACGTCATGGAATACTGGGAAAGGATGTTCTGGAACTCGGAGTTTAGTCATCTGACAGGTGAAAATCCAATCAGTGGGAATCTTGCAGTCCTAACGAAACACTTAATCGAGACAGGAGAGCCGTTCCCGACAGATGTCCTCACAGAAGTAAAAGGAAAGAAACTAAAAGACTTGCTGAAATGAAAAAGGTACACTATACGCACAATTACCTGCTTGCTCCGTATCACCCTTTGACCGTGAACGTGATAGGTGCAGGAGGGACAGGATGCCAAGTGCTGACAGCACTGGCAAGGATAAACTGCGCTCTGCAGGGCCTCGGACATCAAGGGCTGGACGTAACGGCCTATGATGATGACATCGTGACAAGGGCAAATCTTGGGCGGCAGTTGTTTACGCCGCTGGAAGTCGGGGCAAACAAGGCCGAAGTCCTTATAACTCGGATAAACCGTTTCTTTGGTTTTGATTGGTCAGCAAACCCCAGCAGATACCCGAGTGAGGACACGCACGTTGCAAACATCACAATATCATGCGTGGATAACGTAAAGGCAAGGGTGGATATTGGGAAGAGTCTGCGAAAGGCAGGCAAGAATAACTGCGATGACAGAAGGCAAGCGTACTACTGGCTGGACTTCGGTAACACCACGGACACAGGGCAGGTAGTGCTTGGCACCATTGGGGCGGTGATTCAGCCAAAGAGCAAAAAGGCAGAAACCGTGTCAAAACTGCCATGCGTTGACAAGTTGTTTGATTTGTCGAAAGTCGATGAGAGAGACAGCGGCCCAAGCTGCTCACTCGCAGAAGCACTTCGGAAACAGGACTTGTTCATAAACTCCACACTCAGCCAGCTTGGGTGTAATCTGTTGTGGAAGCTCATAAGTCAAGGCATGATAGATTGCAACGGCTTGTATCTGAATCTAAAGACCATGAAAGTAAATCCAATAAATCTGTAGTCTATGGAAGCTGTGATGAAAGATAAAATAACTGGTGCAGATCCGACCTTAATGCTTGCGGCTGCAGAAGATTGTGGAGCAAGGTTCTGGTCACAGGTTTGTATCTGTGTCATGGTGTGCGAAAACCTGTTCTATGAAGTCTATGACATGTGTGAAGACAGGAAAATGACTGGCTTTCACTACAAGAAGCCGCTAAAGGCGTGTATTGGTTCTTTTGATGAGCTTGACAACTGGCTAAAGGAAAACGAGAATCAAATACTAATCAGAGACTATGGGACACAGGTACAGAAAAGGATTGACAGGCAGCTCCGCGACCTTTATATAACATTCAAGATTTATCTGGAGAGGATGGGGCAAAAGGACACGGAGATAAAGGCACACATCCTTGTGGTAACGACCTTAATCCATTACTCCGTTGACTTGTTCGATGGCTACTTCAACATGTACAAAGAGAGATATGGTATTGACATGAGGGATGACTACATGCCAGCACGGATTGAAGGGGCGGCACAGAACTTCAATACCTTTGCAAACCTGGTAATACTTCCAGAGCGCAACAAACTGAATCCGATAGAGAACTATGCTTCAGAGCGGGCTTTCAATGCACTGTGTGACAGGCTTGCAGACGAAAAGATGATTGACGAAGCCGGATTGGAGGTAATGAAGCTTAACCACATGGACGATGCCATTAAGCAATACGAGCGTGAAAGGCTTGGCGTAGAACGTCTAAAAGATAAGTATAAGGTATCAAAGGCGTAGAAAACTTTGTGTATTTGATAATTTTTATTGCAAAAAGTTTGCGTATTTGATAAGAATTGCTTATCTTTGCAGTAGCAAATAAGATAAAAGCCATTTCAAAATGGAAAAAGAGAGTGTAATCAGTAAAATTCGGAAGCTTCTTAGGCTTCAATTCGGAGCAGAGAAAATCGGCTCTATGGCAGAAGCTTGTCAAGCGGCAAATCTGGTCAAGAAACTGCTGTTTGAATATAATCTGTCAATGAGCGATATTGAAGATGAGAAAGCGGCAGTGAACATGGTGGAATCCTCGGACATGACGAGCATCGATAAGTACGGGAACCGCTGGAAGATTGCCCTGCTGCACGTAATCGCTTCAAACAATCTGTGCAGAGTGTTTACCAGAACCTACAACAAGAAGATGTTTGTTATAGGTGCAGAGGAAAACGTGGTTGTCGTAAAAGAGTTCTACGAGTATCTTCTAAAGGTGTTCCGTCGCCTGTCAATCGAGAGGTTTAACCAGGCACAGAACGAAGCCATGTTAGAGGGAAAGAGGTACACGGAGGACGGAGAAAGATTGTTTATGCGCTCCTATCTTGAAGGCGTTAGTTCCGGCCTTCAAGAAAACTATGACAGCTTGAAGCCAACTTCCGAGGAAACGGCTCTGGTCGTATGCCACAATCAGATGATAAACGACTATTTGAACGAAAGCAAGTATAAGCTGAACGATAAGCACAGGAAACAACGCCAGCCAAGACTCATGGGTGAAGCGTATCTCATGGGCGAAAAGGACGGCAGGAATGTAAATCTAAGCAAACAACTCAAGAACAATGGAAGTGACCAAATGCAAATTGAATGGTAAGGCACTGTATTCTCCAAAAGGTGCTGCAGCCGAATATGCAGACGTAGGGTGCAATATCTACACTGGATGTCCTCACGACTGCCAATACTGCTATCTAAAGCGCGGTGTCCTCGGGCCACAGCTCGGAAGTACGGAAGTCAAGCTGAAGAAGTGCTTTAAGGACACGGAAGATGCAGTGATGACGTTCTGTAGGGAGTGTGACAAGCATCTTGAATACTTACAGAAGGTAGGTATTTTCTTCTCATTCACTACAGACCCTCTTATCAAAGAGACAAGAGAGGTTACGAAATCCTGTATCATCTTTGCGAACAGGCGAAACATACCAGTGAAGCTGCTGACCAAAAACACGGACTTCTTGGACGATGAAGTGTTCATGTCATGGTTAGAGCTGCCAGAGTTCCGCAAGGACTTGGTTGCGTTTGGCTTCACGCTGACTGGCAGGGACGATATGGAGCCTAACGCCTCACGAAACATTGTGCGTGTAAATTCCATGAAGGTATTGAAGGAAAAGGGCTTCAAGACATTTGCCAGTATCGAGCCGATAATTGACTTCGAGAGTTCAATCAAGATGATAGAGGAATCGGCATCGTTCTGTGACTTGTTCAAGATAGGGCTTCGCTCTGGCGTGAAGGATGACTATTACGAACCGTCGGAGTGTGCTTTCTTCATCGGCCAGGTAACAGGACTTACTGACAGGATGGGCTTCAAGGTGTACTGGAAGGAGTCTTTTCACAAGTACATACAGAAGCACATGGCAGGAGAGAACTTTGAGGTTGCCCTTTCCGTCAGCCCAAACTTTGTGAAATCAGATTATAGCTTATTCTATGAGGGAAAACATTAAGACCGAATACTGCAACTACAAGTGCTCGATGATGCTGAAAGAGCTGGGCTACGATGAAGGTTGTGACTCATTCTACGGAGACGCGATACAGCACAACGGCAAGGACTTGTCCTATGATGAAGAGCTGGACCTTAAAGGTGAGGGGCGCGGCAAAGAAATTAAGCGAGTGAAGGGTGGTTGGATTAGTGACCACTTCAATCACAATACGGATAGCTGGCTTGGGAAGTCCTGTTGCTCACGTCCTACAGTGTCACAGGCCAAACGCTGGTTGCGAGAAGTGAGGAAATGGCATATCGAGGCGCATCCTTCAAGAGAAAATGAGTGGCATGTATGGATTGTGTGCCTTGATGATGTCAATCCAGAGGACGGAAAGCTGAACGCCTGTAACTATGACGGAAAGACATTCAAATCATACGAGAAGGCAATAACAACAGCTATGGAGTTCCTTCTAAAGTGCATGACGGACGCACAAAAGAAAATGTTGAAAGGGCAAGTTATATGAACATCGAATTATCACCAATGAATCTTCCGCACGAGGAATACAGGCCAATACTTATAGCTGGGCCTTGTGCAGCAGAAAGCGAGGAGCAGGTCTTTGAGACTGCCAAACAGCTCAAAGAACGTGGAATTAACATCTTCCGTGCTGGTATATGGAAGCCGAGGACAAAGCCAGGCACCTTTGATGGGTACGGAGAGCAAGCCATGCCTTGGCTCTTACAAGTGAAGAACGTGCTGCGTATGGCCGTTGCTACAGAGGTTGCCACTCCAGAGCATGTAAAATGTGCCTTGCAGGGTGGTGTCGATATTCTGTGGATAGGTGCAAGGACAACCGCAAACCCATTTGCAGTGCAGCAGATAGCAGATGCTTTGAGGGGTACGGACGTGCAGGTTCTTGTCAAGAATCCCATAAACCCAGACTTGGAACTGTGGATAGGCGCGATAGAACGTCTTGCCAATGCAGGGGTGCATCGGCTGGGTGCCGTTCATCGCGGCTTCTCCACATACGGACAGAGCATCTACAGGAACAGTCCGATGTGGAAGATACCTATAGAGTTGAGACGCAGAATCCCAGAACTGCCAATAATCTGTGACCCGAGTCACATGGGAGGCAAGCGAGAACTTGTAGCACCAATCAGTCAGCAGGCAATGGATATGGGCTTTGACGGTTTGATGATTGAGAGTCACTACAAGCCGGACGAGGCAATGAGTGACAGCAATCAGCAAGTCACGCCAGATGTGCTTGCATACATTCTTTCCTTGTTGGTCATCCGAGAAAACACGGCATCGACAGAGGACATCAGTCTGCTTCGCCGGAAGATAGACGAAATAGACATCCGACTCATTGAACTGCTTGCAAGGCGAATGGAAGTGAGCAGGGAGGTCGGGCAGTTCAAGAAGGAGCACAATGTTTCTGTCCTTCAGACTGGAAGATACAACGAGATACTGGAGAAGCGAGGCGAACAGGCTGCATCTTGCGGCTTGGGAAGCGAGTTCGTGCAGAGTATCTTCAAGCTCATCCATGAAGAGAGTGTACTACAGCAAACAAGATTTATAAACAACAAATAACTCAAAGTATGAAAGAAATCAAAGTTTCAGTGCCAGACGGCAAGAAGGCTGAATGGCAAGACATCAACGGAGTACAGACACTGGTACTTGTTGACGAAAAGGACGAAAGGCCAGTCATGGAGCGCATCAAGACATTTGAAGATGCTTGCAAGGAGCTTAACAGACTCGCAGAAGAAGGCAATGAGGATATTGCAATCCTGCTGGCCGACTACGAGTCAAACGCGGACAACATCAAGACGGAGGCAACTCTGGCATACATGAAGCTGTGCATCATCGTAGCAGCACTTAATGAAGGCTGGGTGCCGACATTCGAGAAAGGCGAATACCGCTGGTTCCCCTGGTATTATCTTTATACCAAAGAAGAAGTCGATGCTATGGATGAAGATGAGAAGAGGCGTGTGGTTGGCCGTGCGAACTACAATGCGTATCCGTACGGCGGCTGCGTGTATGCGAGCGCGGACTACGATTCTTCGGGCTCGAATACGGACCACGGCGCTCGTCTCGCCTTCAGAGACCGCGAAAGAGCGGAGTACGCAGGACGGCAATTTGCGGAATTGTATGTGAGGTATTACTACAATGCAGAACTTGAAAATTTATAAAGATATGGAAAGAGAAGAAGTAAAGAATGTGGTCATTGAAGTGATTGAGGAAAAGCTTGACTGCATGTTTGCGGACGAGAATAGTTCTCTGAAAAATGACCTTGGGGCAGATTCGCTTGACAATGTGGAAATCTGCATGGAGCTGGAAAACCGACTTGAAGTGAGCGTGACAGATGAAGAGAGCGACAAGGTGTTCTCTGACGATGCGACGGTCAAGAAAGTCATTGACTTCTTTCACGAGAGAAAATGCCAGCAGTCATGAGAACCAATCAGACGGCACAAAACAGCAGATACCAGTCAGACATCTTTGTCGTTGACTGGGCGTGTGTCCCGACAAAGAAAGAATCATCAAGTTCTGGAAAGAAGCTGCCCAAACAGTGACAATCCAGAGAAGGGCGTGGATGGAAGGAACGGCAACGACTTCGTGGAATAAAATGCATAGGCATCCACGCCCTGTTTTTCAAAAGTAACGAAACATGATAGAAATTAAATTAAATTTGTGTATTGCAGCAATGGTTGTCATAATGGCATTTGCTATCGTGAAGGCATACAAATTGCAAAAAGGTGACAGATACGGATTCTACACTATTTACGCGATTGTGATAGTTGTTGTTGCGATTCTAATATGTGGAGTCATTGGTGGAATTTTCTTGTGGTAAAACGAAACATAGATATGGAGAGACAGGAAGAACAATTAGTGGAGAGAGTTCTTGGGAAGGACTTTCTCAAAGAGGCAAAGGAATATGGCCGTCAAATGAGGGTGGCTTGTGCAATGCAAGGTGCAAGCGAGAACGTCCAGAACGCAATGCAGAGGATTGCCGAGGTCGCCTACGCCAAAGGTGCCGAGTCATACAAACGCAACATGTGGCACGAGCTGGCGAAGAGATACCCGAAGCTTGATGCTTGGATGCTTTTCAAGGGGGAAAGCGGAAGTCTGTTTTTCGGAAAGATTGTGAAGAAAAACGGACGGCTTGTGTCAATCGGAGAGGACGGAAAGCAGACAGAGAAAATCACTCACTGGATGGAAGTTCCGAACGTGGAGGACACAAAATAAGGGGAATAGTGTAGAATGTCGCATAAAAAACAGAAGGGACGACTCTCGCGAGCAGTCCCGTTCCTATGCAAATAAGATAAATACCATTCAAAACTAAGACAATGAACCTTGACAGGTAGATTGAAATAGTAAAAAATGAATCTATCCGTATTGCAAAGGTACGAATAATTGTTGAAATGACCAAATTTTGTATGAATTTTGATAATAACTTATCATATATTTGGCAAATTTCGGGAAAATGATTATTTTTGCAGCGACAAAACTTGTAGAAATGATAAGAGAAAGAATTTACCAACAAATGTTGAAACGTGGTGTGAATCAAGTCATGCTTTGCAACGACTTGTCACTGACACTACCGAACTTCAACGCATTTATCAGAGGCAAGCGGACAATGCCTTATAAGGACCTTGTGGCAGTGATGAAGTACCTGCGTCTGTCTGTGGCACCGCAGGGAATGGAGTCCACCAGCTCACCAGTGGAGAGCATGAGTGAAATCTTCCGTGAGAGAGTGAAGCAGGGAGGTCTAAAGCTTGTAGAGGTGGAAGCTGCTGCAGGGGTGAACAGAAGCACAATCTCCAGTTTCATAACTGGAAGGTCTGTCACTTCCTCGAAGAATCTGGGAAAGATGATGCAGGCCCTCGGGCTTGACATTGTTCCGTTCAAGAAAAACTAAAGCAAGAGATATGGAAATCGTAATCAAGAAACTTGAAGAACTCACGCCTGCCGACTACAATCCGAGAAAGGACTTGCAGGAAGCAGATAAGGAGTACCAGGACATCAAGAGTACCATTCAGATGTTCGGCCTTGTAGTTCCGCTAATCATGAACAAGCGGACTGGAAATCTCGTGAACGGCCATCAACGCCTGAAGGTACTCCGTGACCTCGGATATAAGGAGGTGGAGGTAAGCCTGGTAGATATGGACGAGAAGAAAGAGAAGGCTCTGAATCTCGCCCTCAGTCGTATAGACGGTGACTTTGACAACAAGGCTCTGACAAATGTCATGGCAGAAATCAAGGAAGCAGGAATAGACCCAATCACGCTCGGCTTTACGAAGTCAGAGGTGGATAAGATGTTTCCTGCTGAAATGAACGCCGAGAACCTTTTTGGCGACGAGGCAGATAATCCTTTCTCTGGTGAAGATGAAAAGCCAGAGGAAACGGAGGTTGTTGCCATGGTCGGCAAGTACCGTTTCTCGATGGAGAAATCCAAAATGGAGGAAGTCATGGGTGATATCCGCTACCGCAATGGCTTCGTAAAGGAAAAGGTGGAGAAAGAAATCAAACTGCGATTGCTCTATGGCAAAGACTGGAAAGAACACACAGATGCAGCCGATGACGATTCGGACGCTCAAGATTAGCGATATTGAGGAAGCCTTCTACAATCCCCGAAAGGTGATGAAGAGAGGCAGCAAGAAGTACGACAACCTCAAGAACAGTATTGAAGAGTTCGGGTATGTGGAGCCTATGGTCGTGAACGAGGTGAACAACCGCCTTATCTCCGGCCACCAGCGTTTGAACATACTCCATGACATCGGTACGGAGGAAGTGGAGGTGTCAATCGTTCACATCGAGGACGAAGCGCGGGAAAAGGCCCTCAATATTGCCCTCAACAAAATCAAGGGCAAGTGGGACACAAAGAAGCTGGCAGATGTCTTAAAGGAGATAGGCGACGAATGGAACGCCCTTGACCTTGGATTTGAGGAAAGCGATATTGCCGAGTTCCTAAAGAACAATGACAACCTGGGTGTGGACGGAAGCAAGGCCGACGAAATGGATGCAGGCATCAAGCTCCGTACAGGAGCGGCAGCTTGTGTAGTTGCCATTGCTGGAGTCCGCTTCTCTATTCCTGCAGACGAGTTTGCAAAAATGGAGCAGGGCATCATAGAAGCCGGAATCTTCTCGGAGAAAGAAATCAGTGAAGAACTAAAACGTAGATTTATTGCAGAATGATACAGATGGTAGCGCTGGATAAAATCCATGCATCAACATACAACCCGAGAAAGTCAGACCCGAAGCGTCTTGACATGCTGGAACTGTCCTTGCGGAAGCTCGGTTTTGTTTCCCCAATCGTCGTGGACCAGGGAGGCGAAATAATCTCCGGCCACCAGAGAAGCTATGTGGCTTCAAGAATGGGCGTGAAGAGAGTTCCAATCCTCATTATCCCACGAATGACACTTGACGAGCGCAAGAGTCTGAACATCGTGTTTAACCGTGCCACAAATGACTTGAAGCGTTCTGACACCTGCGAGACGGTGAAGAACTATATCAGCAAGTTCGATGTGGAGGAAATGGCAAAGAGCCTTCCAGACCTCAAGCCAGACACGGAAGAGTTCTATCCGTGTATGCATACGAAGGTCGGTGACAGTTACGAGCTGCTGAAGAAGAACGCTTCAAAAATCAATCAGTACGCCACAAACATGTATGGCTCCCTTAACCGCAAGAAGATTGAGCTGCCTACTGTCGTGGATGAAGATGACAATGTAGTGAACGGCATCGGGCGTGTCAGCTTTTATGCAGAGCGGAAAATCCGCCCAATACCAATCTGTAGAATCACGAATGCACAGGCCCAGTTTGCAAATCTGATGTTGAACTATCTGACAATGGACTTTGACATCCAGAACCGATACGCGGACACGCTGCGGCACAACTCATTCATGCGGAGCCGTAACACAAGGGCTGGTGGTTTGGGCTGTGGCTTCTACAAAGGCGTATGGCCTCGCTTGCACTGCGAGGACACCATGATTCTTGAAGGCAAGAAGAAAGAGGAATGGGTAAACCGTTTCGGCTCAAGCATCATTGACTTTGGTGCAGGAAAGTTAAACAATACCCGAATCCTGCGAGAGAGCGGCATACAATGCTCTGCATTTGAGCCGTACTTCATCGCTACTGGCGAGGAAATCAGCAAGAGCGAGTCGCTGAAGATAGACAGGAAGTTCCTTGCAGAGATAGCGGACGGACGCAAGTTCAGTGCTATCTTCATTTCGTCGGTGTTCAACTCTGTACCGTTCATGGCAGACCGTATGGCAATAGCTACTATCTGTTCTGCCCTGTCAAGTCCCGAGACAATATGTGTATGCTGGACGCAGGGTGTGAATGTCGGGAACAACGCCGCCATATCCTCGAATGTTCAGAGCAAGACGGCTGCTGGTCAGATTGCTTTCAATATCGACTACGAGCCAAATGTTGTGCTGGGGGACTTCTCCAAGCTGCCGAAGGTGCAGAAGTACCATACGAACCGTGAGATATTCGACATCTTCAATCCTGTTTACGGCGAGATATACCGCCTTGACACCATAGACGGATTTGTCTATATGGAGTGCAGGGGTACGCGACTGGACGTGAACAATGCAGAATACATGGAGAGGCTACGCAAGGCCATCGAGTTTGAATTTGACCTACCCTATCCAGACGGAACACGTGCAGGTCTTGTGGAGGAAGCGAAGGCTGCATTTGGCAAGCGTTTAGGTGTTGAAATTCAGTGAAATAAACAGGCAAAAAGCTTGCATATTTGATAATTTTTTTGTACCTTTGAAGAAAAAAGAAAGCTCATGAAAGATAGAATAATCCTCTTGGATTTGAACTATACGCTGGTCAGTAACCAGGAAAAGACTCGCATGATACGTCCCTTCACATCGAGGCTTCGTGCAGAGGAATACCGTAAGGACCTTGTGGAGGCCATCAAGGGGAACCGCGTCATCATAATAACAGCTCGTCCTTCATTCCAAGGTAACCAGTCTCTGGAGAACATCAAGAGAAAGACGGGCTGGGAGCCAATGGAGGCATATTTCAATGACCTTGGCCTTGAACCGCCATCCATAAAGGAGAGTATTCTCCAGCGTTTTGTGTTTCCGAAGTACGGAAGGGACGGAAAGAGCTATTTCGCCGTAGAGAGCAATCCAAGGACGAGAGCCATGTACTACCGTTACGGAATCCCAGCAGAACCTTATGACAAGTTCATACAGCGTTTCCCAGAGATAGTTCTGAAAATGAATCACGACCCAGCACAGTTAGAATTAGACCTATTTGCACAATGAGCGACAGAAAGAACATACAAGAAGGAACAGATAGCTACGTTCCAAAGGAACAGTGGCAGTTCAACAAAGAAGTGACAGATGTATTCCCAAACATGCTGTCACGTTCCATTCCTGGTTATGAGAGCATGAGGGAACTCGTGTACCGCATGGCAAGGAACTTCGTTAAGGAAGGGACAAATGTACTTGACATCGGTTGTTCAACAGGCATATCGTCGGAGCTGCTGATAAAGAACTTCGGGCCTAAATGCAACTTTGTACTGACAGATGTCAGTGAGCCTATGATAGCGAAGTGCCGTGAGAAGTACGCGAAGGAGATACAGGAAGGCTATGTGAATGTGAAGTACAGCGACCTGCGAGAGAAGCTACCAGTGAAGGGGTGCTCACTTATCCTGTCCTGTCTGACCATTCAGTTTACGCCGATAGAGTACCGCCAGTTTATCTTCAAGAACATCTATGAGTCATTGGAGCCGGGCGGCGCACTTGTTCTGGTGGAGAAGGTCATGGGAAACAGTGATGACATTGACCAAGTGCTGGTCAAGGAATACTACGACATAAAGAGAGAGAACCAATATACCGAAGAGCAGATAAAGACGAAGCGTAAGAGCCTTGAAGGCTCCCTTGTGCCGCTCACCATCAAGATGAACGAGCAGCTGCTTAACATCAGTGGCTTCAACAAGGTAGATACGTTCTGGCGTTATCTGAACTTCGTGGCACTGATAGCGATAAAGGAGAAATAGGTATGGCAGCACCCAAAGGAAACCAATACTACCAGTTGGCGAAGGAAGCACTTGGCAGACCGAGAGCCATAGAGAATGCAGAGGAATTTCAAGAGAAGTTCCTCGAATACGTTGAATGGAGTGAGAACAATCCCATACTTGCGAAAAGGGCTTCACGAAGGGAGGGAGGCACAACCGTAAACGGAACGGCCAAAGACCCAGAGACGCGTCTGGATAGCGAGTCAAAGCGTCGCCCACTCTCCATGTACGGACTCTGTGCCTACCTCGGATTAAGCCGCAAGTGGTTTGAAATGAGGCTCAAGACACTGGAAGAAAAGGGGGATGATAGGACGGAAGAAGAGGAAGATTTTTTTACCGCCATATCACGCGCGAAGAGCATCATCGAAATGCAGCAGTATGACGGAGCCAGTGTCGGGGACTTCAATGCCACCCTTACAATGAGGGCACTCGGCTTGGGTGACAAGGTGGATATGACCAGTGACGGACAGGCAATAAGGACAACTCTACCAATCATCAACATAATGAGAGACGAACGCTGTGCCGATGCAGATAGATGTGAAACTGAATGACAAACAATTCCAGGCATACGAGATTCTCACAGACATGGATAACGGTGTCACCGAGCTATTATATGGCGGTGGCGCCCGCAGCGGTAAAACCTGGTTGGGGTGTTTCTGGCAGATAACAAATCGCCTGAAATACCCTAAGTCTGTAGGTCTGATATGCCGTGAGCAGCTTGTCAATCTGTTAGACACAACTCTCAAGACGTTCTTTGAAGTACTGGACTATCTCGGAATCACGGACCAAGTGGTGTATAAAGGCGGCATGACCAACTCCGCCTTCTTCCCCAACGGCTCCATGATATACTTCCGTTCTCTGGCAAAGAAGCCGAAAGACCCGAACTTTGACCGTTTCGGCTCCTACGGTATTACGGACATGTTTGTAGATGAGAGCCAGCAGGTAGCGGAAAAGGCCATAAATGTACTGCGAGGACGTTTCTCATTGCTTGAAGGCCCTAACCCAGACGGAACGAAGTGGCACCTCATACCGAAGGCCATGTATTCCTGTAACCCTTCAAAGGGCTGGAACTATACACAGTTCGTAAAGCCAGCGAAAGACGGGAACATAGCACCGCACAGAAGATTCATAAAGGCACTGCCAAAGGACAACCCTTATATCACGCAGGACTACATCGACAACCTTCTTCGGTCAGACAAGATAACAATCCAGCGTCTGTACTACGGAAACTTTGAGTACGACGATGACCCTGCATCGATGATTGACTACGATGCTTTGATAGACCTTTTCCACAACGAGCATATAGAACAGGCCGGAGGTCGTAGCTGCTCTGCGGACATTGCGACAAAAGGGCGAGACCGTTTTGTTGCAGGCTCATGGATAGGGAATGTATGCACAATAGCGATAGACAAGGCATACTCCCCATCGAGGGAAGTACAGGAGGACTTGAAGAAGCTGATGATAAAGGACAAGATACCCCGCACACTTACCGTAGTGGATGCGGACGGTGTAGGCTCGTTCCTGGAGTCGTACCTTGAAGGCATCAAGGAGTTTCACGGAGGTTGGAAGCCGCAAGACCCGCGATACCAGAATCTACGAGCCGAATGTTATTTCAAGCTGGCAGAGCTAATCAACGCCCGAAAGTTGCGAGTCATCTGTACCGATGAACAGAGGGAGCATATCATGGATGAATTGGGTGCCTTGAAACAGGCACACATTGACAATGATGTCGGAAAGAAGGATGTCATCAAGAAAGACGAGTGGAAAGCACTTCTTGGGGGCAAATCGCCGGACTACTCCGACATGCTCATGATGGCGATGATATTCCGAAGAACCAAAGCAACAGCAGGCGCTCAAGCATCGGTTCAAGTCCGCAGTAATGAATAGCAAAGTTCAGTAAAAAAAATGCAGATAAGGTCGATACACCAAAATTAAGAAGTAATTTTGAACATGAAGAAAAGGATTTTACGCAAAAAAGAGGTCAAACAGGACTGTCCTTACAAGGATTTCCTGCTTCTTTTTCCGTATGCAGACAAGGAGGTTCAAGAAGAACTGATTAAGCGTCTGAGGGAACAGCCGAGGCCCGACAAGCTATGTGGGAAGGAAGTTCCGAAAGACCTTAATGGCATCAGCTACGGAATGCTTGACGACCTTCGGACAGCGACAGGAAACGATGATATTGCAGGAGCATGTGCAAAGGTGCTGCTGGGTGTGGAGCCGGAAGACCTGCTGAAAGAAGATGCAAATGACGTGTTCGGCTTTACCTCATTCGTTACGGATGAGCTGAAGCGCATCAACAAGATATTCCAGAGCATCAAGGTCAACTACTCGAAAGAGGAAATAGCTGCTGGAGTCAAAGAGCTTGACTTTGGCAGTTTCGGAGTCCTTGACTGGTATGCAAGGCGAATGGGAATAACCAATCAGAACGAAGTCCGCGAAGTGGCGTGGGTTCGTATATTCCAGTGCATGAAGAACGATGCGCTGAAGAATGAGTATGAGCGCAAGCTTGCCAAACAATACAGACCAAAAACCCATAAGAAATGAAATACTTTACCTACAACGAACTGACCAAAAGCGCAACAGCGGCACGTCTTGGAATAGACAACACCCCAAACGCTACAGAAAAAGCCAACCTCAAGGCTGTAGTTGACAACATCCTTGACCCTCTGCGCGAGAAATGGGGTGCGCCGATTGTTGTGTCAAGTGGTTTCCGATGCAAGAGGCTGAACGAGAAAGTGGGCGGCTCCAAGACTTCCCAGCATTGTCTCGGGCAGGCTGTTGACATCAGAACTGTGTCCGACAAACCATCGGACAACTACAAGCTGCTGCACTTGATTATCGAAATGGGATTGCCATTCGACCAGCTCATCAGTGAGTATGTGGATGACAAGGGCCGTCCAGACTGGGTGCATGTCAGCTTCTCGCCCCGTCACAGAAGGCAGAAATTAACCTGCAAGGCAGGAAAGTATTACACAGGAATCAAGTAGAGTCGTATGTGCATCAAGAACATTGCCCCACATGGTACGGTGGAGAAGAAAATCCACAGTATAGTTGACAGCATGAATGAAGATGTTGCCTACCTGTTTATGAACTGGTCACAGGCCAATGAAGCAGTAGATAATATCAGCAAGCCGACGATAATCTATGTACTCCCCCCAGCAGGGGAGTTTGATATTAGCTGGGCGCAGGTCAAGGACAGCCCAGACGCACAGATTGCCTTTGTTGCTCCGACTGACTTTGACTTTGACGGTCACGAGAACGATGACATCATAGAGCGCATGAAGAGACTCTGTGTGCTGTTCATCAAGACTTTCAATGAAAGCGGTCTGTTTGAGCAGATACAAGGCAAGCTTGAATACCAGGTGCTGTATGACTTCTTCGACCAGAACGTGACAGGTATCGTCATCAATCCCAAGTTGAAGGAGGAAGAGGGCATTTTTGTATGTGATGACATAAGCAGGACAGAAGATAACGAGTAAGGTTTCAGTCAATGGAAGCGATAACACAGATAGTGACAAGGCATTTGGAGGAAGTGCGGAAGGGCATTGCTGCGAACATGCAGGCGATGAACCGCACAGCGTCCGGCAGATCTGTCGCTTCGCTTCTGGTTGAGGAAACGACGAATGGTGACGGCACAGCTTCGGCTTCGCTTACTGGTGGCCAGCAGTGGGCCTACATGCAGAGAGGCCGTGGGGCTGGAAAAGTCCCGTACCGTTTCTCGGACATCATAAGGGAGTGGATATTGAAGAAGGGGATAAGCTACCGCCAGTTTGCGCCGAAGAAAGGGCCAGCGGAGCGAGGACTGAAAAACCTTTCATGGATGATAGCGAGAAGTATTATGATGAAGGGAACGAAGCTTCACAGGGACAACGGCTATAACGATATTTACGACACACTGATTTCAAAGGAAATGGATGTGCTTTCGGAAGAGTCAGTGGGAATCATTGATACAGAAATTGAAAAGATAAACGAGCAATACGATGAGAGTAATAGGGATAAGTGATGCAGCAATGAACATAACAGGCACGGCTTCTATTCCAGATGAAGTGTCTTATGTGTTCAATCCGAACTATGTAAACATAAACTTCGGCACGAAGAATGATGTTATGAACCTGTCTATAACAGACGGGACAGATACTTATGACATCGAGGTTTCTTTGTTCAACGGAAAGGCGAAGTGCTATATATCCAAGTTGATGCAGTTGTTTTTCACGGACTATATCTCTACACGCTCAAAGGAGCTGACAATCATCTTGAAGGTGCAGAGCGGAGAGACTATCATGTCTATGCCGACAATGGCTCTCTGGGCTTCTGTCGAGCAGGGAAAGAAATACGGCTACTATATGCCTTTCGTCTATGACAGGGGGAAATACCCGAAATATGTCAGAGAGGTCATTTGGTTTAAGAACTTCCCATTTAGGGTGTCTTTGTTCCGCAGGACGGAAAGCTATAACATGTATGCGAAGAGCGATAACAACATACCAAAAGCAATCTATACTGGTACAGATGTTTCGTGGTCAACTCAAAGCGGAGGTGCAAGTGGTGATGGCCCAAGAGGAAGGCGCAAGGCTCCAAGAATTATAGACGGAGAGACGGCTGCACAAATCATAGAAACGCCAGCGATGCAGACCCTTGACCTTGGACTTCTTGCAGAGGCCGGAATGGAAGTGGACTTGCAGGCAACAGGCATATCCGACATAAGCCAGCTTTCAGACATGTCTCTGAAAGATGTTGTCGTGAGACGCAGAAGCAGTAGAGGTGTCAGAGAATATGTTTGGATGGACGATGACGGCGATGGGTATGATGACTGGGCAGAATGGGATGACTACATCGAAAGTGGGCTTGACATCATCACCTATTTCTCAATATGGGGAGGAAGGACAGGAATCCTGGAGTTCTCTCCAGCTTCGATGTTCCCGTACACGACAAAGCAGCTTGTGTACACCATTATGAAGGACGTGCCGCTGGGTGCTATGTTTGACGCGAACTTCGACATCGTATTTGACGAAATGACTTCCCTTGCCTACATCGTAAAGCTGACCGTTTGCGAAGACAAGGATGGCCTCTATCTCCGTTGGATAGACCAGTATGGTTTCTGGCAGTATTTCCTTTTCTCGGAGGGAACGCTGAAGAGCAAGAACAGTTTGAGTAAAGTCACTATAGATGCAGAGTATGAACAGAACGGCATATATCACGGAGCAACCCGAAATGCCCATGTGGATAACACAGACACGATAAAGTGCTGTGCCGTGAATCTCAAAGAAGAGATACTGGCATACGTCGAGACAATCTACAAGTCACCTCATGTCGAAATGTATATAGGGAAGGACTTCGGGGACAATGAAATGTGGAAGCCTGTAAACATTGTGTCTGGAAACGTAGAGAGGTCGCAGGAAAGGAATCTGTACGACTATGAAATATCAATAACGCTTCCGAATACGGTATCACAAACAATTTAAGCAAAGAGGAAATGAAGATAGCTGGAATAATTATTCTTCTGTTGGTACTTTACATTTGTATCAGATTTGTGCTGTGTGCAATCATCATTCATGGTGACATGTTGAAACGTAAAGGATTAAGGAAATGAAAGAGGAACTATATGTCTTTATTGACGATGAGCGTTACCAGCTTGACTTGACAAGTCCAAGCGGTATTACATTGAAATGGGTGTCAAACCTTTTCAATGACATATCGAAACTGACTTGTTCCTATTCCTATACGTTCAAGCTGCCTATTACCCAGAACAACCGCCGTGTGCTGAAGCTCACGGATGATATACGTCACAACGGGGGCCTGGAACGGAAGGTTATTCCTGCTGAATTTTACATCAATGGAGTGTGCCTTTGCCCAAATGCAAATCTCTATGTAAGTGACCTGTCCGACAGCATTTCGTGTGTGATGACGTGGAGGGTACTAAAGGGATTTGAAACGCTCAAGTCGAATGGCGGAAAGTTGACAGACTTAAATTCTCTCGGAACAATTCAATGGGGAGCATCAGAAGAGTACGGAGGGACAGACGACACTCATTCCAATATGGATGCTGTTCTATATCCAGACTATGATGCTGGGATGCCGCACGAAGCTGCCACTCCGCCAAAACCATGTGTACCAATCTATCGATTGCTGCAAATGATAAAAGAACGTTTTGGAGTAAAGATAAACATAGGTACCTTCATTGGAGCTGGTTTAGGCTTAAAAGGAAAGGGTAGTCTAAACAATTCAGCATATTACGGAAGAAGAGTCTATGATGACTATATTTCAAATGGAGTTCTGCCATTGGTAAATAGCAATGCCGCAAATGAAAAATATGTAGTCCGCGGCATACATAGTATAGGTGCTCATACATTAAGACATATCAAACTTGAATGTACGCAAAAATGGCAGATGTACTGCTATTTATATAGTCTGTATGGAAGAACAGCGTATGGTGTCTTGCACTATGGTATTATCGAAGGAGAATATGTCGGACTTCAACATTGCTATGATGATGGCGTAAGAGCAATTGGTTGGCTCGCAACAACACTTTATGTTGGTATTCCAATTCTTGGAGATTTCAGAGAAAGTGAGTTTATAAAAAAAGTATACGTACATCAACACGACACAGGATTGTCTCTATATAAGCAGAAAAAAAATGAGAGAGCACAAGTAGAGCATATAATTAGCCATTACTCTGGAGGGGAATGGAAGACGAGGAAGTACAAGGGTATTGAACAAGTAATAGACACTTGGGAGAGAACCGAACAAGGGAGTGCGCTAAACACCACATACGAATGCATAGAAGATACCACAAGTTATTTAGGTGTAGGAACAGGAGAAACAGGCAAAATTTTTACAGGAGGAGATTCTATAAATTTCATTGGTATTTGTGGATTCTATACCAAACAAGCATTTGCACTGAAAGGCTCATGCACGTTGCATATAACCCAAAGCGCGGTAAATAAAGGGAGAATAAATATCAACGACTATCAGTGGATATGCCTTGCAAAAAAAATGTATGACAAGGAAGAATTAGAAATTGTCACGGACAAGGATATAAATTCATGCATAGGATTTCAATCTGTGGATATTCCTGTTTATGATTCAACAACAGGTACATATGTCTGTCATTTTGATTTTGGGCAAAATTACGAAGCAAGGAAAATAAATGTTGATGAATGTGATGATGAATTATTTGCAGCGTATGTTTTTTTACCATATATACCAAGCGACTACACAGAAGACATATACGAAACAGACGAAAATGGGAATTACGTTTTAGACGAGAATAATAACAAGAAAAAAACTGGAGAAAGAAATGTATTATATGAGGGAGATATTTATTTCCAAAGTTTTGTAATATCAGAAATTGTACCAAAGGTTGAGTCTGACATATGGCCGATACAGATAAACATAACGCAAAACCTTCCAGAAATTAGTTGCTTTGACTTCGTTAAATCTCTGTTCTACATGAATGGAGCAATGCCGAGAGTAGAGAGTGACGGAGAAACGATTTCTGCAATGTATTACAAACAGCTACGAGATAGGATAAACGACGGCATCGCTATTGACTGGTCGGACAAGTTGCTTTCAACGTCAGGCGACCTTGCATCGTCTGTGAAATACCACAATACGAACTTCAGCAGGGACAACTATCTCGAAATGGCATATAGCACGAGAGAAAAGACAGAAGATGAATTGCTTGAAGAATTAGACCAGTATGGGAAAGGATATGGTTCTATACATGTAGATGATAATACGCTTCAAGAAGAAAGAGCTATATTCAAGTCCCCATTCCATCCCGCATATATAAAAAACATACGATACCCGTTAATCAAGACAGGAAGGACTTGCAAAGTATGGGAAGGTGACAAGACACTTGTCAAAAATGTACCACCGATATATGGAGTAATCAATTTGCGTAAACTGGACTCTTCATTTGAAGACATCAATATAACAAGACCTGGGCTTGTAGATATCAATAAAAATCATATACGACTGGATATATTTTCTCCATTCGACGACGAAAATTTAATGGATGATTTCTTCGGTTATCTAAAGTCAATTCTGAACAATTACGTGCTTGTTAAAGAAAAGTTC